GAAAGACCTGTTGGTGTAGATGCTCTAAACTCATCTATGTATCCTGTAAATTCTTCGGAACCATTTTCTTTAGCCCCAATTACATAGGTATGAGCATTGTATCCTGCACCTGCTTGCTGACCTCTTAGGAATCCATCTACAAATACTTCGGTAAAGGCAAACCTTCTTTGTAGTCGTATATGATGCCAAGTATTGTTACTTAATTGTCCAGTAACTGACCTAGCTATAGCACCATCTTTAATTACTTGTAAAGTACCACTACTAATACGTAAAGCAAAACCAGAGTTAGAGTTTTGTCCATCCCAAAGATGAGCAGTTTGACTTGTTAGCGTTGAAGAGTAAACCCAAAAATCTACACCCCACTCTGAACTTGTTAACAGACTTGAAGTGTAACTTGTTGTTACAAAATCACCTGTTCCATCTAGTAGTAAACTAGCAGTGCCAAACTTTTTCTCTGCTGTAGAAAGCTGTGCATCACCACTTGCAGTGAATGGGCGTAGGGGGTTGAGTTCTCCATCAACACCTGTGAGTCCTGCTGCAGTATGAACAGTAAGACTTCCTACAGCACCTATAGCACTCACACTGTTCAGTGCTTCTGTAGTCTGTGCTTCTATTGTTCCTAGCGTGGTTGTTCCACTTACACCATCAACAGGAACACGGTTAATAGACCTGATGTCCAGTCCTGCACCGTTAAGTGTAAGTGTTCCAACTACACCAGTAATAGGTTCACTTACGTTTGGCTGAATAGTACCAATAGATACTGTAGCCGATACGCTGTTTAGTGCCTCATCTACTTTTGGTTCAACTGTTCCAATAGAACCTGTAGCACTTACACTGTTTAGTGCTTCTATAATATTAACAGTAATTGTGTTAATACTACCCGTAGCACTTACACTGTTTAAGCGTTCACTGATGTCAATCTCAAATCCATTGATAGCAACAGTTTGAACTGAACCAGTGGCACTGACTCCCGTTAATGCAACTTCAGGTGCTACAATTCCGTATCTAGCAGAACCGTATGCACCAGTACCATAAAGAGCATCAAAGGAATCGTAGAACGCCATGTTCTACTCCTTACGCAATACGAATTACAGCGTTGCTTGCGTCAGCGGCAGGAAATTCAATTGTCAAGTCACCAGCAGTAGCAGAAACAGTACCACCAAAGTCAATAACAGCAATGGCAGAGTTACTGTTAGCTGTATTATAAATAATACAACCGTCAGCAGAAACTGTTACGTTGCTGAATACTTCATCAGTAAAGTCTACAATAGCAGTAGAACCATCAAGAGTGATTGACGCACCATCAAGTACCTGACCACCAGCAGTATAGTTAGTGCCAGATGCTTCGTCAGAGTTACCTGTTACGTCAGAGTAATTAGTTGTGCTGGCATTATACGTGCCAGTAGGGGATGCTTTAATCAGAGCAAGTTTAAGCGAGTCCGTGTCCAAATCATGAAGACCGCCTAAAAGTTCTGTTTTGAAGCTATTGCACATAGCAGTTGTGATTGCCATTTGTTTTCTCCAATATTATCACAAGATGTAAAGGGGCAACCCGAAAGCTGCCCCAATACGTTATTTAGGCGAGTGTGTCGCGGTCTACTTCATCAGCAGTGCGTGGTGCGGTCATGTCTACAACGAGTGCGTAGACACGTGCCTTACCAGCAGTACCTGTACCAGTGACAGTTGAAACAACGTCAATAGTGTCGGCAACAGTCGTACCTTGTGGCACGGCGGCTTCTGTGATGATGTCACCTACTGAACCAGATTGCAGGTTAATTGCTGTCACAATGTCAGCAGACCCGATTGACAGGTCAGCAGTGTGAGCAGTTGAACCAGCACAGGCTTCAGTGATGACTGCACCAGCGGCAAGTACCATGCAGTTAGCAGGAATGCTAACGGCAGTTACAGTACCACTTGCGGTAGGAAGGGTTACTTCGGCTTCGTAAACACGAACACCTTTAGCAACGGTTTGTGAAAGAGTAGCCATTGTCTAATCCCCCCTTATACCAAGTTGTAGATGGCGTTGACAAGACCTTCAGGGCGAAGAATCTTGCGACCATACAGGTGCATACCACGAACAATGTCAGCGAAGCTGTCAGGGTCACGGTAGGTTTCGGTCTTGTTAATCTGCTCTGCAGTTGCAACAGCAGAATCGTGACCACCAACCATTACGCCGTAGTTAGAAGCGTTAGTACCACCAGTTGTTGATGGACCAGTTCCAATTGAAGGCAGGTTGTTGGAAACGTAGACACGGAAACCATGCAGGTTATTCAGAATCAGACCATTCTGCAGACCTGCACCACCGAAATCAGAGTTCAGAAGACGTGAATCTTCGTCCATCAGGATTTCTTTGAATACAGGGTCAATAACCAGCCAGCGGCCTTGGCTATCAACATTCTGCTGGTCCAGTTTACGTGCCATACGAGCAACAATCTGCAGTGCGTTGGCGTTACCTGAACCAACAGTTGCAGAAGTCGCGCCACCAGCACGTGCCTGAATACCAATTGACTCATTGGCTGAACCGCCAAAGTCAGAAGCGTCCAGCTTCATGCTTGCAAGCAGTTCATCAGAACCTGCAGTTGAAACAGCCTTTGTACCATTAACAGTTGTGTTAGCGGTATCAGCAACTGAATGAATTGCAGATTGTGTGTAGCCTGACAAGTAGCCAAGAACGTCTTGGTCAAACTGGTCAGCAAGGCGATACGCAGCACGATCACTTGCCAATGACTGGAAGTTTACGTGTGAGTGTGCCTCTTCAATGTCGTCAACCTTAAATGCAAAGTAGTTAGCTTTGTCAATTGTAAGGCTGAAGTCTTCATCGTCAAGGTCTTGTGCAGTGATTTGTGTACCACGTGCATAAGCCTGAACTGAGATTTCGGGTTCCTTGATAATCTTAACGGAATCACCCATTGCTGCAATCTCACCGAAGTAATCGGAGTTAGTGATTGCCTCACAAACAGCGGCCTTGCGGAAAGCAAGTTGCACCTGTTTGGAGTAAATGACTGGTGAAAAATTACCGTTAGGAAGATTACCATACCCGGCTGCGGTAGTAAAAGCCATGATATTTCTCCTATTATTGGCATTTAAACAGATACAAACTCACCAGACTAATCAGAGGCTGATTCACTATGGGTGCGTATCTTATCTAGTTGGCCTACCAGATAGTCAACGGGCCATGTTCGTCAGGTAATCCGTAAGACATAGGTTGTGTTTGCTGATTAGTGTAGGCAAGTAGCTAACCTACCTACACTATTATTGACTATAGTTATACGAAAAAATAACTATTTGTCAACACTTTTTTTATCTGGCTGAACCAGATACATCATAGATAAACTTTCCACTACGGATAGCTTCCATGATTTCGTCAGATCGCTTCTCATATTCTTGAGGCGACATCTTCTGAACTTGTGACTCTTTCAGATAAGTAGAGGATTCATTTTCCTGTGGCTTACTACGACTGTTCTTTGTAGAAACAGACTTAGCTGCATCCTTATCTGTTGTAGCTTTCTTGGAAGTAATTCCCATGTCAGCTTTGTACAAGTCAATTGCTCGTGCGGCAGAACGTGCGTCATTGTCATTTTCGTACAATGCATCCTGTACCCATTTAGGCTGGTCTTCTGCCCAAGTATGAAAGTCGTCACTGTCACGAATTTCATCAAAGTCAGGATGCAAACGCATAAGTTCTGCTTCAGCTTTTTCTTTAGTTGCGCTAAGTTGCATCTCATCAATTGCTTTAAGTCGTTCTTCCAAGGCAGATGATTGCTCACGTGCCTTCTTCATTGCAATTGTTTCAACGATAGCAGCTACGTCTGGATAATCTCTTGCCCACTGTTCAATGTCTTCATCAGACTTAGGCAGCTTCATTTCTTTTTTAGTAGCTTCACTTAGCTGTCGTTTAAGAGTTTCTAACTCAGCTTTAAACTCTTCAGCTTGTTTTTGTTGATGCCTACGCAGATCAGAGTAACGCTTCTTAAATGTTTTCTCTTCTGCTGATGTAGGCTCTTCTTCTTCAGGTTCAGCAGCTTCTTGCTCTACCTCACCTCGTTGTTCCCTGAGCAACTGTTCAAGTTCTTCTTCTTCCATTTTGCGTTTTTCTTCGTTAGTGTATTTACGATTTGCAAACGCAACTTTCTTTTCAGGCTGCATTTCTTCAGCCATAATTGTAGCAGATTCTGCCATTTTTCTATTCTCCTAGTTGGGGCCAACCGTAGCCACATCGGGGTGGGGGATCAGGTAGCCAACACATATGTGGACTATTTTTTAGAAGCTAGTCCACCTCGCTTCATCTTTTTAGTTTTAGGTTTTGGTTTGTTGATTAAACCACCTTTAGCGCGAAAATCATCAAAACCTCCGCCTATACCACCGCCACCTCTGTCTGTATCTCTATCGTATCCAGTGCCACTTCCTGTACCACTAGAAGATGAACTTCCGCTCCAATCTGCACCAGAAGATTTAGTAGTACCGCTAGATGAAGGACCACTTCCATCACCTTCTTTTTTAGGTGCTTGTGATGGAGAAGTGCCTCTATTAGCTTCAAAAGGATTAATTATCCGTCCTGTATCTTTATTAATATTTCCCTTTTCTGCCTGTTTGTACATTTCTTGTTTTACAGCCCGAATATTATCTCTTTCTTCTTTTGTTTCTGCTCTACTTAGTGCTTCTTCATATCTATTGTCTACTGCTTCTTTGCGAATGTTAAAATCACCAGAACGTAATACGTCAGCCACGACATCTTTATTTGTTAGATTTGTTTTTAATGTATTGTATTCTTTTCCAGTTAAAAGATATTTTTCATCTCCTCGTTGCAAAGTTACTTTTGCGCTTTCTGGAACGGGCTTTCCCATTGCTAAAGAAAAAGCAGTGGCTCCTGCTGTAGCAACTCCGGGAATAAATGTATCACCCATATCAAAAGAAACACCATATGTATCTCCAAGAATGGCCAATCGTCCACCACCCGGACCATACATTTCTTCTTCACGGCGTTGACGTTCTGCGTCACCATCTCCTTCTGGTTTAGTAACTTGTGTTGTCTGGTATGTTGTAGGCGCAGTGGTTACTTCTTCTGTCTTAGTTGCTGTGGGGTCAACCCAGCTATAGCCTTCAGGCAATACTTCGCCCGGAAGAAGTTCACCGCGACTGCCCTTTTTAATGCGTAGTTGAATTTCCTGACCTGCTTCATTACGGAAGGTAGCAAACTCAAAATCTACCTCTGGAACACCCGGACCCGTAATTTGTCCGAAAGTCGGCAAAGGTGTAGGCATTGTTTGAACAGGAACGTATGCTTGTGCGGGGCGACTTACTGGCTGCACAAACTGTTGTGAGGCAGCTTGAACAGGTTGTGTAGCAAATGAAGTAGTAGGCATCGGTGCCGCTTGGTATCCCGATATTCCCATTTCTTGCTGCTGTTGATTAGCAGGAACAAAACCACCTACATTATACTCTAGTTCGTCTTCCATGTCAAGATCATTAATGTCAAATGGAATGTCGTCAGGAATAGTGGCTTCTTCGCTATTACCCATCTGCCCCATTTCTTCCATCATGCGTAGACCCATCTTAGCTTGTTGGCGCATACGCATAAGAGTGTCCAGTCCCCAGTATCGAACTACATCTGCTGGAAATACAAACTCTCCTTCACTAAGCTGTGCAGGGATGTCATCACGTACTTCTTCTTGTGTAGAACCGGGCGGCACGTCGTTGCCAGACACAGGGTCTACTGTGCCGCCTTCATCCATGAGTCCACCGTCCTCAAAAAGTTCCATTTGTTCTTTCATAGGTACTACTCCACCTTCTTGCAGCATCAAGCCGCCTTTATTCTTCATGTATTTTGGATCACCTTTAGTCATACCACCAAACAAACCTTTAGCTTGATCTGGCTCAAGAAGCATATAGCTATCAGCAAATCTACTATTCATGTCTATAGTAGAAGGGTCTATTTCGCCTCTACTAGCTTTTTGTATCTGCTCTACAAGAGCATCTAAACTCTGCTCGTCTGTACCTTCATGTTCATTTTTATACACAAAGGAATCATATCCGTGTTTATTTGCCGTTTGTTTTAGCGTATTAAACCACTCTACACGGTCTTTTTGATTATTTATTGTGTCTAGCCCAATCCGTTTTGCTTTATGTGCCTGAAGAATTAGGTCTTTCCATAATTTTTCATCCATTCCCATGCGCATTACATCAGGAAGCATAAAGTATGTATCACCACCAACTGTAACCCGTGGGGCTTTTGCTAACAAGTCGGCGTCTGCCTGCTCACCAAGTAAAAATTTAATTCTCTGTCTA